GGAAAAAGCTATGCAGTGTAAGGAGTGTAACGGTAGCGGGTACATACGCAAGATTAAAAAGAATGGTGAGCCTTTCGCCAAGCCAAGTAAGTGTCCAAAGTGCCACACAGATGGCTATCTGTTCAACCCCACAGACACACTAGCTGGCTTCAAGTTCAAGCCACCTACAGCTAAGTGGGCATCAGCTAATGGCTTCAGTACAAGCAAGAATAACTTGCAATTGCTAGAGGCAGGTGCTAAGTCTAAGGGTATGGATGATGCAGTTGAGTTCCTGTCTAAAGTCAGACGGCTCAGTGCTGTTGATACGTATCTGTCATCCTTTGTTGATGGCATCAAGAACTACACAAAGCAGGATGGTATGCTACATGTCAGCTTGCTACAGCATCGCACATCGACAGGCAGACTGTCTGGTGCTAATCCTAATATGCAGAACATGCCACGTGGCGGCACGTTTCCTGTAAAGAAAGTATTTGTGTCACGATGGGATGGAGGTAAGATACTTGAGGCTGACTTCGCACAGCTTGAGTTTCGTGCTGCCGCTTACTTATCACAGGATGGAGTTGCAATTGAAGAAGTTTCTACTGGGTTTGATGTACACGCATACACCGCTAAGATTATTACCGATGCTGGTCAGCCTACGAGCCGACAGGATGCGAAGGCGCATACTTTCGCGCCGTTATATGGCGCATCAGGATATGGTCGCACAAAAGCAGAGGCAGCGTACTACGAACACTTCAACGACAAGTATTCCGGCGTGTCAGCATGGCATGCCAAGTTGGCTACGGAAGCTATCACGACACAGAAAATTGTAACACCATCTGGCCGTGAGTTTTCATTCCCCGATGTAGAAAGGAAGTATAATGGTCGGGTATCACACTTCACACAGATAAAAAACTACCCTGTGCAATCTTTTGCTACAGCAGATATTGTGCCGATAGCACTTCTTTATATTGATAAACTACTTGACACGATGAAGTCTTGTGTGGTAAACACTGTACATGATTCGATTGTCATTGACGTTCATCCTGATGAAGAGAAGGCTGTGCTTGAAGCAATCAACACCACTAACAGGGAGTTACCAAATCTAATTACAAGCAGGTGGGGAATAGATTTTAATGTTCCTTTGTTATTAGAGTCAAAAATAGGACCAAATTGGCTTGACACCAAAGATGTAATTTGATATAACTACGGTTCTAAACGCTAAAGAAAGGAGAATTGTATGACACAATTGACAACAGTAGACACGAATAACTATGCCGCTATGGCGAAAGCTATGGGCATTGCACATGAGAAGACCTCATCATCTTCTAGTTCTCTTGCTCGTCTGCGCATCAGTCACGCCCCTATCATGGGTACAGCTGAAGTAAAAGGCAAAAAAGTGAACGTAGAAGTGGTAGAAGGTGGCGCATACAAGCTAGAAATTCCTGACGGACCTACACATTACGCTACATCTATCAAGATGCGTCCTTTCATGCAACGCTTCATGCACAAGCGTTTTGTACAGGGTGATGCAAAGAACCCTAATCGTTACGTGAAGAGCGTGATGGCAGACACACTGGACATTGACCTCAAGGATAATGACGGTGGTTTCAACTGTGGTAAACCCGCAGGATACATCAAAGACTTTAAGGCACTCCCGCAGTCACAGCAAGACCTGCTTAAACAGATCAAGCGTGTTCGTGTCGTCTTTGGTGAAGTGGAGTTGGTAAATCCTACGAATGAGAATGGTGAAGCCATTGAGGTAGCACCTACCCCATTCATCTGGGAGATTGATAACCGTGATGCTTTTAAGGAGATCGGTGCCAGCTTTACAACATTGGCAAAGATGCAACGCTTGCCCATCCAGCATGTTATCACTGCGAATACCAGTGAGCGTAAGATTCCAACAGGGGCATCATATTTTGTACCTGTGGCATCGCTGGATGTTTCTACAACCATTGAGTTAACTGAGCAGGACCAAGCCTTGTTTGGTGACTTCATGTCTTGGATTGATAATTACAATAACTACATTATCAATGCATGGGCAGAGAAGGCTAACTCTAAAATGGAAGATGACGATGTTAACGTGGTCGATGATCTTGTTGACATTGAAGTCGAAGATGAGGTAGCATAATGCATCACCCTGCTGAACTAGCACTCCATCAATACATGGAAGATGCAGTCAAAGGCAAAACAGAGATGTCAGAAGAGACAATAGAGCAAGTTTCTTCTGACATTGCCGAAGCACTGCATAAGCAGTTTGGTAGTGGTAAAAAGCGGGGCGACTTTAAATTACGTATGTCAAACGTAGGTCGCCCCACTTGCCAACTCTGGTACGAGAAGAATAAACCAGAGGTAGCTTTACCATTGCCTACAACATTCGTAATGAACATGATGTTGGGTGATATTGTCGAGGCTGTATTTAAAGGCTTATTGAAAGAGGCAGGAGTAAAGTATGAAGAACCTAAACATGTCACTCTTGAATTGGACGGCACATCCATTAATGGAACATATGATATTGTTGTTAATGGGGCTGTGGATGATGTTAAGTCAGCATCTGATTGGTCCTATCGTAACAAGTTTGAGTCATATGAAAAGCTGGCTGATGGGGATGGGTTTGGTTATATAGGACAGCTTGCTGGTTATGCCAAAGCATCTGGTAAAGATGTTGGCGGCTGGTGGGTTGTGAACAAAGCCAATGGAAAATTCAAGTATCTTCCTGCATCTGGTCTTGACTTAGATACAGAAATAGCTAAAATACAAAAGACAGCAGACACAGTAAAGGAGAACAAATTTGAAAGGTGTTTTCAACCAGTACCAGAGAAGTTTAGAGGTAAGGAGACGGGCAACAAAGTACTTAATGATGGGTGCAAGTTTTGTGCTTATCGTTTTGATTGCTGGGATGATTTGAAAGAACATCCATCAGTAATGTCACAGGCTAAAGTGCCGCCCATCGTAGCTTATATTGGAGATATCGTTGTACCATAAAGCATGGAGAGCAGCACGTAAGTATGGGTATCGTAGTGGGCTAGAACTAACCATAGCAGAAAAATTAAAAGCTGAAAAGATTACGTTTAGATATGAAGCTATTAAGATAGAATGGGAAGACCTAGCCTACCGTACCTATACCCCCGACTATATTCTAAAGAATGGTATTATAGTTGAGGTCAAGGGCCGGTTTATGGCAGCAGACAGACGCAAACACATACAGATAAAAAAACAACATCCAGAACTTGACATCCGCTTTGTGTTTGAGAATAGTAGAAGTAAGATACGCAAGGGGGCCAAGACAACTTATGGAGATTGGTGCATCAAGAATGGTTTTAGATACTATGACCGCATCATCCCCGAAGATTGGCTGAAGGAAAAGGGTAAAGATAAACACCCTGACTTTATATGTCACCCTAATTCAACAGTGAAGAGGAGAAAGAAAAAATGAACAAAGATGAGTTACTAAACAATTTCAACAATGAAGACTTTGTGATTCGTATTCGGCCCTTTGCTGATGACGAAGGTCAGTGGAATGGTGAAATAGATATATCTATCATGGCGTTTCCCGAAAACCCACTTGAGGATGAAGACTATGGCAATATTATGCACTTTACTAAGATGATATGTGCTAGTGTTCCAATTATGGAACAAGAAGAAAACATCCGTAATATAATGCATGAGTATGTTCTTAAAGTCCTTGACAACGAGATGGAGATTGATGTAGAACTAGAGGAAGAGATGGGCGTAGAGAAAACATACGACGGTAATGTGGTTCATCTTGCATTCAACACTAAGACAGGAGGTAATGCCTGATGAGGCATGAGCAGTACATGAGAAACAAACTAGCTGAAGATGAGGAGAAATTGATGGATGAGCATTATACAAAGCAAATGAAAGATACAAAAGCAGACATGGTGAACAGTCCTTTGCATTACAATCAGTCAGGTATTGAGTGTATTGCTGCTATTCAGGCTGCACTAGGACCAAACTTCAAGTACTACCTACAGGGTAATATTATGAAGTACCTGTGGCGGTTTGACTACAAGGGTAAGCCTCTTGAGGATTTACAGAAAGCACAGTGGTATCTCAATACCCTGATGGAAGATGTGGCGGCTAGTGATGAGAGTTAAAGTATTCATTACCCTCGACATAGACGAAGAAGAGTATCCCATACCTGCGGATGGGCAAGTAGGAGAAGAAATAGAAGACGGCATCGCAGAATACTTCTATGATGTAGACGGTGCCGATATTAGAACAATACGAACTATAACGGAGTGAGAGATGAACAATTATTTGCCAACAGACTATCAGAATTTTATTGCACTTTCCCGGTATGCCCGATGGAAAGAAGATGAACAGCGTCGTGAGACATGGGGTGAAACAGTCGCACGATACTTTGATTATATGACACAACATCTCAACAGCAAGCACGAGTACGTCCTGTCAGATGAACTGCGTAATGAACTTGAAGAGGCTGTGTTAAACCAAGACATCATGCCAAGCATGAGAGCGTTGATGACCGCCGGTCCTGCACTTGACCGTTGTCATGTAGGCGGTTACAACTGCTCCTACGTACCTGTCGATAATCCTCGTGCTTTTGACGAGACGATGTACATCCTCATGTGCGGCACTGGTGTAGGCTTCTCTGTGGAAAGACACCACACAGATAAGCTGCCAATCGTCAACGAAGATATGCACAGTACCGATACTGTTATCAAGGTTGGCGACTCACGTCCGGGCTGGGCCAAATCTCTGCGTGAACTAATCTCTCTCCTTTACGCAGGACAAGTACCCCAATGGGATACGTCAGAGGTTCGTCCTGCTGGCGCACGTCTCAAGACTTTTGGTGGTAGAGCAAGTGGCCCAGCCCCACTGGAAGAGTTATTTCAGTTTACTGTAGACATGTTCAAGAAGGCGGCAGGTCGTCGCCTGTACCCTATTGAATGTCATGACCTCATGTGCAAGATCGGTGAAGTTGTAGTCGTCGGGGGCGTCAGACGCAGCGCACTCATCAGCCTGTCTAACCTCAATGATGACCAGATGCGTCATGCCAAAGCAGGTCAGTGGTGGGAGAATGAAGGACAACGTGCGCTGGCTAACAACAGCGTTGCCTACAAAGAGAAGCCACAGATGGGTACGTTCATGCGTGAATGGCTTGCCCTGTACGAGAGCAAGTCAGGTGAACGTGGCATCTTCAACCGTCAGGCTGCAAAGAAGCAAGCCTCATTGAATGGTCGCCGTGATGCAGAACAAGATTTCGGATGCAATCCATGTAGTGAAATTATCTTGCGTCCATATCAGTTCTGTAACTTGTCTGAGGTTGTTGTACGTGCATCTGACACGCAGCAGTCACTGACAGAAAAGGTTCGCCTTGCCACAATACTTGGCACGTTCCAGTCTACACTGACTGACTTCAAGTATCTGCGTAAGATTTGGAGGAACAACACAGAGGAAGAACGACTGCTGGGTGTATCACTTACAGGTATCATGGACAATTCTATGATGTCAGGTAAGTCAGCACACCTTGGCATGAACATTGCTGCTACACTCAACGCACTCAAGGAACAGGCCATTGAGACTAACGCAGCTATGGCTGAACAGCTTGGTGTACCGCAGTCCGCTGCAATCACTTGTGTAAAGCCTAGTGGTACAGTGTCACAGCTTGTTGACAGTGCCAGCGGTATTCATGCTCGTCACAATCCGTACTACATTCGGACAGTACGTGGTGACAACAAAGACCCAATCACGCAGTTTCTTGTATCAGAAGGTATTCCTGCAGAGCCGGACGTAATGAAGCCTGATAGCACTACAGTGTTCAGCTTCCCTATGAAGTCACCACATGGTGCAGTTACACGCTTTGACATGTCTGCCATTGAGCAGCTTGAACTATGGCTTTTGTATCAGCGTCACTGGTGTGAACACAAACCATCCGTAACCATCTCCGTGAAAGAGGAAGAGTGGATGGAAGTGGGTTCATGGGTGTACGAACACTTTGATGAAGTGTCAGGCATCAGCTTCCTGCCATTTAGTGAGCATACGTACAAGCAAGCACCATATCAGGACTGTACAGTAGAAGAGTACGGTGCTATGTTAGAACAGATGCCAAAGAGTGTTAACTGGAGTATGCTACAGGAGTTTGAGAAGGAAGACACTACATCAGGTGGACGTGAGTTGGCATGTACTGCTGGTGTCTGTGAAGTAGTGGACTTGAACGCAGCGTGATTGAAGGTGCAGATATGCCTAACTGGTGGCAGTGGTGGTTGTTATTTGCCATCACTGTCAACACCACAATCAATGTGATTGTATTCTTCAAGCACAGGTTTAGAAAAAAGGAGTGAGCATGAAAAGTATAATTGATGTACAGGAAGTCAAAGAACATGAAGATGGTTCAGCTACAGTTGTGTTTGATTGCAATGAAGAAGCAAGGAAGTTACTAATCAATGAAGGACTGTTGTCTCTACTTACAAAGGCAGTAGACAAACACAATGAAGAGTATGAGTGGAACACGGAAGGAAAGGAGTTGACAGATGAGAGATGCAATGATACAAGCATTAAAGCTACACGCAAAAGCAGGTAGCCAGTTGCACATGATGAACATTGAAGTGTATCTTAAAAACCCAGCAGGTATAGGGGAGCATTCAGATATTATGGAAGCTATACAGGCTGAGTTAGATAAGATGGCCATGCATGAAGACAGACTAGATATTCTGGATAATTACTTCAATGAGTAAGAAAGAAGAGAAGTTAGCGTGGAAACGAGAGGAGGGATGGGTGCAGTTTAATCCACCCCCTAAACACCCTCAGTACGAAGAGTGGATGAAACGAAAAGAGAAGGAGAAACAGAATGATAATGGATCGCTTTAAACTAAACCCGTATACAGGCAACCCTATGTACTACAAAGACAACCCAGAGGCCGTAAAGAAACGAGATGCCCAGCGCATGTACGTAAACGGCAAAGAGGTTTCAAAGAAACATCCGTTGCACAAACCCGGACGGTATAAGTCACTTGATGATGTATGGTCACATAGTAAAATCGAAAGCACAACTCAGGGTGAGGTGTACGTAATTGTTAATGATGCGTGGCCCGATTGGGTTAAGGTAGGCAAGGCTAGTATCGCAGAAGATCGTCTCAATGGCTATCAAACCTCATCACCCTTTCGCGACTACTCTATTATTGCTACTTTAGCGGCAGAGGATCGGCACGTTAAAGAAAAAGAAATGCATAAAACCTTTGCATATTTTGCTGATGAACGTAAAGGTGAGTGGTTCAAGATTGACCGAATAAAAGCAATAAACATCTTTAACATACATGTAGTAAATGAACTCAGTAAGGAATTACAAAGTGAACAACAAACTAAGTGAGCATTTTGTTGCTGGTTACGAAGCGTTTAGTAAAGTAGATGAAAGGAAAACTAAACTCTTTGGGGTTTGCTATCATCAAATTGCTAACCCACTAAAGGCAAACGGTAAGTACACACACACGTCTCACCGTGAGTGGCAGCGTGGTTGGAATGCTGCCTACTTTAAGAACTTGGAGAAACTAAATGAACCTAGAACTAGAAGCTAAACAGTGGATGAAGGAGAAAAGAGTGAGTGGCATTTCTGCAACACTTTACCAAAAAAAAGCATGTGAGACTGCTATTTTCCCCAAGAACAAGGCTATGGAGTATCTTACTCTTGGCCTTACGGGTGAGGCAGGTGAGATTGCTAATAAGGTAAAGAAGTTTATTCGTGATGGCGCAGCACAAGACGAGTACCTTGCCAAGCGCATTGAGATTGGATACGAGATTGGGGATGTGCTGTGGTACTGTGCCGTACTAGCTAAAGAAATGGAGATGGACCTTGGTCACATCATGGAGAACAACTTACAGAAATTAGCTGACCGCAAGAAACGGGGTACGCTATCTGGTAGTGGGGATAATAGGTAAACATGACTAAATGGTTTATGCGAATATATGGTGGTATTGTGTGTTCGTATATACTATATATACTAGGTACAGCTTTGATACATAACGTGTGTGATTGCTTGAAGTAAAAAAAGAAGGGGCTTTGCGGCCCCTTTTTATTTATCTTTCGTTAGATATTCTTCTAGCTTCAATTATTAATCGTCTAACATCTTCAATAGAACCTAAATTTAAATCAGGCCCACCTACAGCATCCTGTCTAGCTTGTAGACGATTCATTGCAATTATTCTGTCTTCACTAGGTATTTTTCTAAGGGCATTTACAGCCATTACATATCCGGGGTTAGAAGAACCACTAAATTGTGCGCTTTTTATAGATTCTCTCATGGCTCTAAAATTATTCTTAACAAGATTTCTTTGTTCAAGAACCATCATTTTATTGGAGTATCTACCCTCATCTTTTAACCTTTGTTTTAGTAGAGGTTCTCGTGATGCTAACATATTAGCCATGTCAGGCAACAATTCATTAGTCAAAGCTGCCATTGTGTTGTCAATAACATCTATACCAACTTTAAATGAGAAGTCATAATCTCTAAAGTTTAAAGACTTTAAGTACTTTTCATAGGGTTTATCGCCCCTTTCTATATTAATACCAAGAGCAAGCTTCCATGACGGGCCTAGTCTTTCTTTTTCGCCACTCATTGGATATACCCTACGAGGTGCTTCCGCTTCTTTGCTTGGTCTTATCATACCTCTTGTATATACAGGTATCATAAAGCCTTTTACAAAAGCACTTCCGCTGGATAAATCTGGCTCTCCCTCGTATGTCTTATAGTAGTTATCTCGCATCCCCAAAGCACGTTCAGCATCTATGACCATAGTGTAAGGTTGAAAATACCTAGTTACAGTATTTCCTACAAGTTTACCAAATGCTTTTTTTGTCTCTTGGCTCTTTGAGGCATCATTATTTTCCGCAAACAAATTAGATATATCAGCAGCTAACGCACCAAAAGATTGATTAGTTCTAAAGTTAGAACCTGTTAACGCTTTTATTCCATAACCAAAATTTCTGCCTCTGTCCATAAAGAGCCAGTTAGTTAAATTTTCAACCCCATCTCCATAGGATTCCGTCATGGATTTACCAGCAGCCCTAGAAATTTTAGCTTCTTTTTCTATTTGATTCCACACTTCTGCTAAATAAAGACCGGGAGCAAGGGGGAACTGCGGATCAATATTTGTAGTGCTTCCATCAATATTCCTGACTTTATTGTACTCTGCTGGTGCATCCTCACTACTTCTATACATGTACAAACCTAACAGAGCAGACATCCCTACCATATTCCGGGCTACTTTTTCAGAGTTTTGTACTAAATTTCCTTTACCCATAGCTATACGCATAGCAGGTAGGACACCACCAGCAACATTTGCACCAACATATTCCATAGCTTTAAACATAAATCTTGGAAAAGGTATGGCAAAGGTACTAAAGGGAATAGAATTAAGAAGTTTTAAAGCTGCCTTAAATGGATAAAACGTAGGAGGGGATGAATATGTTTTATTTAAGGCACTTTCAACGGCATCAGTTGCTATCTCAGCAAAAGAAGGTGGAGTTACGTTTCCTCTAGTCGGCCTTAAATTAGGCGAGTCATTAATTAAGTCACGTATATTCCCATCCTTGATTACTTGTTCTAAGTTAACTCCCCACTCTCGTTTAAGATTGCGGCTCAAGTCAGACAGAAAATATGCGTTACGTGATAGAAATTCTTGACCACGGTTAGGTGCATTTAGAAAATGAACAAAGTCTTCTAGTGGATCAAACACAAGATCAGATATACCACCTTCACCCTTGCCCGTGGCTTTTTGTGCTTCTACTATTTGATCTTTATATCTAGTCAACAAATTAGAAAGTTCTGGCTGATCTAGTATTACTTTAGTCAAATCATCTGCATATTCCGGTTTACTAAACATAAAAGCATAAGAATTAAAACTATCCTTATACGTATTATCTTTATCTAGAGGATTAAATGCCTTTGCTGTACTTACAGCTTCTTGCCTAGCCGCAGTTATATCACCTGCTTTTACATGACGTGACATACGTACACCACGAATAATTGCATCCTGAAGAAC